GCGGTAGTTCTCCGACATCAGTTACAGTTTCAGTTTTTCTTTCGTCTCCGTTTCTATCAGTAGGTAGACTTAACATATCCAATGATTGGTTCAAAGTTAATATTCCTGAATCGTAACCCATAACTGCTCTTTGCATTATATTTAATGGTGTTTCACTATCCATAGCCTCAAACTTAATAGTAGGTAAATCTTGTTTTCTATATTCTATACCCAATAAGTCTAAGTGCATCATAAATACTTTAGTTGCTGCTTCTGATAATATACGATGCATACGTGATATTGCTTGCACAGCCCAAAGGTTAGCGTTATATGTAGCAGCAAAGGTAGAACCCTTTTCTTGCCCTGCGGCAACTCTAGGTACTTGTAGTACAGCCGCTATATCTGCGTTGATTGCGTCTAAGAATCCTGTGTTGTTAGGAACTGAGTTACCTACATCTACGTGATGTAATTGTACGTAATGCGGTAGTACAGGTATTTGGTCGCCTCGCAGTCCTTCGAATAGAGATATAACCTCATCCATAATATGTTTCAATCTTTGTTGTTGTTCTGCGGGGTCTTGTATGTGTTCGATAGCAGATTTGTCAATTGTAATAAATTGTTTTGTCATAGAATCTTCTAGACTAATTCTATTATTCATGCTGTTGTATTTCATTCTAATAGGTTGTTTTAGTGACGTAAATCTACTCGCTCCCCACACACCGTATGTTCTACGTAACTTATTATCTGTAAACCAATTGGACCTTGCATCTATTTTAACGTGTAGTATTTCTCTGTTAGGTATTGCGACTTCATAAGACGTACCTTCCCTTAACATGTATGTGGTAGGGTTAATAATTGGATTATCTTCGTCGGCAACGAAGTAAGAACCTAATCCGCCTCTATCGTCAACAATTGTAATTTGTTTTACCGGCAAACTTTGTATATTAGTTACACCGACACCCTCTTTGCCAACTATTTTGTTTATGTCGTTGCCGTAAACCATAAGATTTCTCATAGCGTTAATCATAATGTCGTCAAACTCAATAGTATCTTCTACAAGTTCTTGTATAGCATTTCTAATACGTGCATTTTTACCTCGACTGTAATTTATTTCGTAATTGTTGGCTGTAAGTGAAACAGCACGAACAGCACCATTTAGTTCGGGGTCTAACTTTAACATGTTGTCGTACAAGTCAAACTCGTTGTCGTGGTTACTGTCACTTCTTAATCTTTCAGTATCCCTAACAATATCAGGAATACCCGCTACTGCATTGAATCCTTCTTGCATCATACCCACTCTTTGTCTCGCAATCATAGGGTTTGGTTCTTCTTCTCTAGGAAACAACCCGAATAGATTCCAAGGTCTACGCTTCTCGGCCATATTTCGCAATTTTACAGTTGGTGTTTAATGGTTTCGGTCTTTTTTTTATTTTTTTTCCTTTTTTTGTAAATAATTAAACGCTTTACTGCTCTATTCTTTTTATTTATTTAATTTCTTCAATAGCATGTAGAAGAAAATACTATTACTAACTATTATAGGACACAACCTTTCAGATAAATGTCATTGAAGAAATAAAATTAATTATTTACAGGCTTGCAGTACAACGGTTTTTTTGTTTTGTTGTTTGCGAAAACAATGAAATAATATAAGCAATCATTTAAGTACCTAGCACTTAACCCCTAATATATGCCTAATGGTGCAAAACAATACTATGCCGGTGGAAAAGATTTGATTGAGAAGTTTGCTAAAGACAGACATTGGTCATCTATAACAGAGTTTGCGGAGTTTTTAGAAGAAATCGAACCTTCTAGAAGTTTCCAAGCGTGGAGAGGAGCGATAAACAGGTGGATAGCAAAGGGTAACACCCTAAATAACTTGGAAGATTATGAAGATACCACTAAAACTACGACTAGAATATATTATGACAAAACAAATGATAAGTATATTGCTTTGTTAGAATCACATGAAGGTATGCTAATTATAGATGGTGAAAAGCATCGTGCTATGAAAGAAGCATATTCCGATATTGGCGGTGGTTTAACTTATGAAGAAATGGCAAGAGAGTTTGATTTGCCCGCAGTTTATGTTAGCGAGTACATACGTGTAAACAAATGGAAACACGCTATGCAGCCGTTTACTGACGAAGAAGTTATGATTAACACCTTAGATGATATGGTAGATAAGTTTCTAGACATCCGTAAAATGGAGATTCTAAAGAAAGCGGAACAAAAGAAATGGCGACAAATAGAAAAAGACGCTGAGAAATACGCTACGTTAAGAGAATCACTAACCGATGAGTTTATGCAGATATTATCTTCCCAAAAACCTGCGTCTGTGAAACGCAAACCTATGCAACACAAAAGTGATTACGCGGTAGTTTTGTCCCCAACAGACTTACACTTTGGTAAGTATGGTTGGGTTGATGAAGTAGGTCAGCATTATGATTTGGAAGAAGCGAAAGCAAGAGTTCTTACAAAAACAGAAGAATTGTTGGCAAGATTACCTAGTCAACCGGAAAAGTTCTATGTTGGTATAGGTAGCGATTGGTTTCACGTAGATAACGATATCGGTACTACTACAAAAGGTACGGCACAGGATATGGCGGCTACACCTGCACAGATTCTTATGCAGGGATGCGACCTTGCACGACAACACATTGATTTGCTTAGAACAGTAAGTGATGTTGAGTTAGTATTTATGGGTGGTAATCATGATAGACATACTTCTATTATGCTTATGTTATATCTAGAGGCGTATTACCAATCTTGTGATGATGTAATAGTAACAGTAAGTCCTAGCATTAGGCAATACATTACTTACGGAAATAACTTAATAGGGTTTACACATGGTGATGGTAAGGTTATGAACAAGTTACACTCTCTTATGGCACATGAGGCTAGAAAGGAATGGGGTAGTACACAGCATCATATGTGGTTTCACGGACATTTGCATCATCAATCAGTCAAAGAAGTTGGTGGTTGTTTAATATTCCAACTACCTAGTCTAGCCGGAGAAGATAGATATCACAGCCGTAACGGATATGTTATGGCTAGGGCAGGTTTATCTGCGTATATGATAGACAAAGAAATGGGTGTTATAGGTAGTTTATTTGCACCTGTATTACATGAGTAGGTGAAAGAGATGTGGACTAGTGCGAAGTGTTGGGCTTGTGGATGGACAGCACCGCGTATGCAGTTATCTAAAGCAGAAAGTAAAATCTGCCCTCACTGTGGTAAGAAGGAGTTGCACCCATTATGAGTTTTAAGCAAGATTTGGCTATGGAGCGTAGCCGCAGGTCTGTAAAGTATTTTTACGAATGGCTTGGTTATACTTGGGGCGACCACATTGGTGAATGGATGGATATGTATGGAGATAGAAAAGGTGCAGAAGTTCACCGTGTTTGTGTTATTGCACCTCGCGACCATAGTAAATCAACTACTTTGAGGGTAAAACTACTACATCAATGTCTTTTCGACAAGAAAGCCAATGGTAAACCTTTTACTTGTTGGTTGATTAGTGCTAGTAAGGACACCGCAATAAGAAGATTACAAGAAATAAGAGACGACATGAAACTACACCCGCAGTTGTCTAGGTATCTAGACCCGAAGAAAGGTAATAAAACGGAAATACATTTCACTAATGGGGCGTGGATTATGGCTACTTCCGTTGGTTCGGCTATTCGTGGTGAGCATCCGGCCTGTGTAGCATTCGATGATGTGTTGGTTGACTCCGACGAAATGAATCCTACTACTTTACAACAATGGTTTAGGAAGGCTATCACACCGATGTTGAGTCCGGGGTCATCTTTTTATGTGGTTGGTACGCCTATGTCTATGACAGATTTGTACCACACAGAGATGCTGACTAATACTGCTTGGAAAAGTGGTACATGGAATGCTATTCCTAACTATGACGAATGGAAGGCAAGCAACGGAGAGGTAGAGCCTCAAGCACTTTGGCCTGAATATCGTAGTGTTAAGTTCCTGTTGGAACAAAAAGATGCTGTCGGGGAACTAGAGTTTGCACAGGAATACTTGTGTAAGGTGGTTGACGATGATTCTTCTGTTTTCCCACACAACTTAATACGCAAGAATCTAGACTTAGATACTATAATACAACCTGAGAAGTTAGATAACAATAGATATGTTATTGGTTTTGACCCCGCACACGGTCTTGGTAAGGATTACAGCGTTATAATTGTCCTTAGACAAGATGAGCAAGGATACATACACTTTGTAAATATGTGGAGACGTAACGATTTCCCACCTGACAAACAAGCGGATAAGTTAATAGAGTTGAGTAAACTATACGGTAACTGCCCTATTGCAGTCGAAGATGTAGGTTTCCAACAAATGTACGAAAGTTTACTAGCACAAAAAGGCGCAGTAGTAGATTATAGACCTAGTAAGGTAGGTAACAAGACACTTAAGCAAGGTATCATGAACAGACTTAGAGTTTGGTTCGAGAGAGAAATGGTATCCTTTCCATATGGTAACGACGAGACTAGAAGAATGGTCGAGATTATTTTAGATGAACTTTCAACACACGCTTGGAGAGAAGGTATGATTGTAGATTTGGGGCGACATAACGATACAGTTATGGCTCTAGCACACGCAATAGACCAATTTACGTACAAAACACCTGACATGCCAGTAATTATGACAACTATGAAAGGTGGCGAGTGGATGGGTGGGTCTACAAGAACAATCAATCGAACAAGAGGCGGAAGTGTTGGTGGTAGAGTGATAAATAGGAGAGGATTTTAATGGCAGGACCAATGAAAA